TTTTTAGGGGCTCCAGGCATATAAGAGGAGTTCTTATTCAGACCGACTTTTGCTTTTGCTGCCATACATTATTCTCCAATAAAATTTCAGTTTCAATATCTTCAGGATTTGGAGAACCTGTCTGATAAAATTCAATCGACAGATCCTCCATTACATTGAAATATTCTTCTTCTGTAAGACTTGAATAAATTCGTCTTCCCTTACAAAGAATATTATAGCGTTGGTTAGTCATCAAATGACTCTTGTTTTCTCGTGACCGACTCTGATACGAGGATCGCACCAAATTTCAAAACCTGCTTCCTTTGCATCCAAACAGAACGATACGTCTTCTCCACACATGTCCTGAACCTCACCAGACTCAAAGACTTGCATCTTTGGTGCAAACCAAGGATACTTCATTTCAGAATGCTCAAAGACACCGTGCTTAATCAGAAGCCATCCAAAACCAGTGTAGTCAACAGTGAAAGGTTTACGACGCTTTGTAATGCTATCAATGGTTTCGTGATTCATGACTCCACCATTATTGCGGAAATCATCTTCTTCCAACCAATGTGCCACTGAAGTCGTGCGACCGTCTTCCGTACAATACCATCCAGCAGCAATATCTTGATCCATCAGAACAAGTTGCCAGAACTTTTCAGTATTAAAGACAATATCACTATCAATCCATAACTGCCAATCATACTTCAGTTTACCATCCCAGGGAATCTGATCAGGTCCACGAAGTACATTTGCTCCAAGACACTTGCAACGGGCAAAGTTCACCATTGAAGAATAATCTTGTGAGATTTGGATACTGGCGCCAGCCTGCACCAAATCAAAACAAAGTTGAACAAAATTCTTTAGGTAGGTATATGAGACCCCTCTTCCAGGTAGACAGAATACAACTGTTTTGCCCTTTACCATCTCACGGGCCAAGTTGTAATCCCATTCAGGTTCTGAAGCGGTCGGAGTCTTTGCTTTTACGGTAAATCCTTTAGCCATAATAGAATGCGTTTACATCAATGATCATACAGTATTATGTAGTGAATGTCAATCGCTGTCCTTTTCGGCAATCACTAAATCTCCGCCCTCAATTGACAAACGGACCTCTGTGTCTTCATACCAAGAAAGATCGTTTGTAATCCATTCAGGAATCACAATATAATACTCACCAGTAATTGGATCGACCTGTACGAGTTGAAAATTTTCTCCGGAATTTTTTTTCATTTCAGGTATATGAATCTTCTTTTTCAGATTTATATAGCACTTTATATTTTACTCGCGTCCGTAACACTTTGTAGGTTAGGGGGACCCATGGTTTTTATATAACGGGGGCGCCGCCCCGAACGCAACGGGACGGGGGCACTGCCAGATCACGAACGAATGTTATACCTAACCACGCCCTTCGTAGTTAGTATGAAGACCCGCAAGTTCCCACGCAGGGTAACCATCAATGCCCGCACGATTGAGTGAACGACCGAACGTATCATCACGGTGAGAGTTAAGTTGCGAACGACCCTTTGCAACGTTGGTGCTCACCCATACGGTCTGACGGGTGTTAAGATCGGATGCGATGTTGTAGAGTGCCATGATAACGAATGAGGAATGTGTGTGGTTTAGTGTAACTCAGTCACGGGTAGAATCGAACACCGAATAGAAACAATCCCATGCCCAAGTGTCGGCAACGAATGTATCAATGCCGCACTGATCACAGACCCATTCGTAGGCACTGTCACAGTCTGCATTAGTCTCAACCACGAAGTTATAGAGAGAAGCAATAGCACCACGGAAGCAATCATTCTCCATTTCAGACACCCACCACTTGCCAGTTTCAGTGCTTTTGTTGATCATCTTGCCGTCGATGGAGAATGCTTTGATCACGGACATTTGAGTTGCTTTTCTTTGACTCTTTTAGTATTGCATAAAAAAAGTGTCCACGGGGAGAATCGTGGACACCTTATCAACTGTCACCAGATAACAGGATTGCCCTGCAGATCGGTTACAGTTCCCTGTTCATTGTCGGTTGCGATAGAGTCAAGAATCTGCAGAATTTGCGAACCATCTTTACCTTGACGAAGCAGAGAGATTGCGAGGTTGAGAGTCATGAAATGAAGGAAAAAGATTAACGAATGGCGGTGAGTTTGATGTCATCACCAGGACAGAAGTTCAGTTCAGACGCATACCAGAGAAGAAGGGAATTGTGCCAAATTGTGCAGAGTGAAAGAACCATTGAAAGTTCTTTTGGAATACACTCTCATCACCAATTCCGTGCTCACGCAGAATAGCATTGAGGCGCGATTTGGTGGTGTTAGATTGATGCCCACCATCGAACAATTCGATCCAGGTTTCACCAATGCGAGCGATCAGATTGCCATGGAGAAACACATCAGAAACGTTCGAACATGCAACGACTTCGGTGTTATCAAGTTTGAAATCTTTGCCAGCAGTGATAGCGGCATTCATCAGACGTTCGATCTTACGCATGGGAGGAATTCGTCTCAACAAAGGTAGTATGGATCAAATCAGGGGACTTTGCAAGGGGTCTTGTGCCACTTGTTCAACTGGCACACTGAAAGCGCCCAGCGTTGAAATTGTGATAGGAAAAGACCTCACGATTCACCAGTTTGAACATACCAAACTCATTGCTCATCACATAACCTTCGGCATCAATTCTGTTGTGCCCGATATAAGCAGCAGGACCCATGTTGCGGCACAGGAAGAGACAATCATCTTTGATCGACTTCACCAATGCCCACAAACGAATCAGGTTAGGATCACAATCAAAGTCTTCTGCAACGATGTTATCACCCGAACGAATGCAGGCGTTCAGTTGCTGTTTGATCTTTGCCGCTTCCTTATCAGAAACAAACTCACAGGCAGTAGACATTTGACGGGCGAAATCTACGACCTCTTTCACATCAGCGAACGACTCCTGATTGTACAGGATGTATGCATCAGGTTGCACAAACTTCACCGTCTCAGTATCATTCCAGATGCTACGGTCAGGGAATGCTTGTGCATCACGCAGATCGTTTGCAGCATAATAGCAAGTGTGAGGGGCGATGATAATTTTCTGGGAAACTACCTCACCGAACTTATAAGTGATGGTGTTCGGAGTGTATTCATCAGATCCACCAAACCCGATGAAATCGCCTTGATAGATACATTCGAAACGAGGCAACCAATCAAAACAAGCGTGAAGAATTGCTGCAACTTCACCTTGATAGTGTTGATCGATCTCATCATGATTGTGAGCGATACGAATTTTTTTCTTGTTAAAGACTGCCTTGGTTCCTACAAAGAATTCACCATTGGCAGGATCAATTCCCCAGACAATTGCAGGCGCCCCGTCAATCTTAACGCTCAGATTGCCCTTGGCAGTGAACCAATCCAGGACAGAAAGATCACCCGTCAGGATAGAATCTTCGGGGTGTTCGAGGTGTGTGTTTTTCATGCTTTTAGTATGGCACGGATTGGGGAGCAGCACAAGGGGGTGTGTGCCAGTTTACAGATCGGCCATCATTTCATTCAGTTCATCCCAATCAAGTTTAGGATCGGTGTAGCTCACTCCATCGGGAGTTTTAGCATCAAACCAAACGTGCTTTACGAACTGAAGGTAATCATCATAACGACGAGCAATGTTATACAAACCCTCATCATTCTGAATCCAGAGAGCAACATTCCAGGTTTCGTAGTTAGCATAACCGTTGTAAGTTGCGGTGCTCATTGGTGTGGTTGTTTGAACTGAAGGTAGTATGGAGCCGATCGGGGGACTTTGCAACCCCCCTTGTGCCACTTACTGAACTGTCACACTCTCAATCAGTTCTTCGATAACATCCTCATCATAAACATACGAAATCTCATTGAGAACATCTTCCTCATTCAAGTGAGACAGATTTTCCACAATGGTATCATACACAAATTGCATCAAACACTTAACGTCCATCTCATCAACAATACGCTCGGCGTAGTTTTCAACAAGTTGGTCAAGTTGCTGGGAAGTAAGAGTCATTTGATGTTAAGATACTTTTCGTTGTTAATCATGTGATCGAGAATCTCACCAATAAATTGTCGGTAAGTCTCATCATGATTCTTGGAGCACTCCTCATACGCATCGTAGAGTTTGGTATAAAGAGTGTCCCAATGTTGCCGACTAATTGTGCTCATCAGTAATCGTAGTTAGCGTTCAGGTACTCATTCACATCGAACTTTTCAGTATCACGAAGTTCGGGAATGTCAAGATCAAAAATCTCACCAGGCATGTCTTGGATTTCAGACCAGAGTTCATCAAACATGGTTCAATTCCGAACGACAAGAGTACAATACACGGGATGGGGGATCATCACAACCCCCCTTGTGCCACTTTCCCAACTGTCACACAAATTCTGCGATATAGTAATCCAGAGGCAATTCAAGTTCCGCTGCTTTAGTCTCCCACTCATCCCATTCTTCGGGGGAAGCATCATTCAGAAAATCTTGAAAAGTATATTCAAACTGGGGACCACACATTTGAATCAATTGCGACGACATGAGTAACATAAACCATCACGTGGCACTGATCAAGTACCCTTGTGCCAGTTCCGCAACTGTCCTCATTCTCAATAAGCATAATATTATTGAGAATCAATAAGATCTTGTAGTTGAGAATAGATCCAATTGTCAGACTGTCACACTAGAAGACATCGCTGTAGTCTTTGATGCTAATGTGTACATCTTCAT